GATCTCAACTTATTTGAGAACGTTTCTTTCGTCAGTGGTGAAGTGGAGATTCTCACGCAATGAAATTGGAAGTAAACGGGGTTCAATATGACAACTTTATTTCTGCTGAGTGTGAAACCCGGCTGGATGCGTTAGCCAATTCTTTCTCCTTTACCGCCATAAATCCAAATGGTGTCGTTTTTCCATTTAAGGGTGGGGAGTCTTGCAAAGTTATCGTTGATGGTGAAGTTGTATTGACCGGCGAGATTGAAGTTGTAGAAGTTAGCTATGACGGCGGCGACCATGAGGTCACGGTGCAAGGTAGAAGCACAGCGGCAAAGCTGTTAGACAGCACTATAGGGCTTCTGGGCGACATTGTAGGCGAAGGTTTGACTTTGAGGGCTTTGATTGAAGCTGTCATTGCCCATTTAGGGTTAGATATTAAAGTTCGTGATGATGTAAGGCCGCGCCCCTTTAGTATTGCTGAAGAATTGGCAGCACCAGAACCCGGTGATAATGCTTTTAGATTTATCGAGAAGTTCACAAAGAAACGTCAAGTCATGCTTCACCCCAGCCCTGATGGTGGGATTGTTATCGCTGCAAATTCAGGCATTCAAGCAGCAGGAAGGGTTCAGCATATATTGAACGCTTTTGACAATAACGTTATTTCCAGCAACTTTAGATATGATACTACCGGTCAATTTAATGCCTATTTTATGGCATCACAGCTTAATCCTGTCGTCTTGAATGTCACTGGTGGGTCTGATCTCGCTACGCTGGTGAACCAAGGCGGCGGGGTTTCTGACCCCGGTATCAATAAAGGGAAGCAAATGGTTATCGTTACTGATGCGCCTTTTTCTGATGCGGAATGCGAGAGCCGCGCAAGATGGGAAGCTGATGTTAGAAAGGCCAGAGGGCTTGTTTATAGCGCAGTGGTCAACAAATACAGGGAAGCAGGAGACATTGGGAAATTGTGGGGCGTTAATAAACTATATCAGATAAACGATGATTTCATTGGTAAAAATGAACCCATGCTCTGCAACTCGGTTAAGTACTCATTAAACAATGAGGACGGTCGTGTTACTGGGCTGGGCTTTGTTGGCCCTAATTCTTATACATTATCACTTAAAGACTTTGCTGGCGGGTCAGTATCGACTAATTTCCTAAGCCCCATTGGGCCATCGGCAAAAAGTAAGCCAATAATTAGCCTTGCCTCATTGCTGGAGAATCTTGGTGGCGTTTAAAAACTTAAAATGGTCGCTGGTATCTGGTGAATTAAAAGCTGACACACAGTTTCCAGAGCAACAGGTTCAATATTTAGGCAAAACTGCTAATTCGTTTGCCCACTATCCGTATGGTATGCACTCAAATGCTGCTATCGGCGCATTGGCTTTGATGTTTTCGGTTGGAGATCATTCAGAGAACAGAGTTGTTTTAGCTTGTGACCCGGCACAAAGACCAGAACTGTTGCCCGGCGAAGTTATGTTTTATCACCCGTTGTTACCAACTACACTAATTTATCTAAAAAATGATGGAACGGTTGCCATTAAATCAGCAGTTTCTGTTGACGTAACAGCCCCAGAAGCCAGCTTTTCCGGCAATGTAACTATCGCAGGTAATTTATCAGTGACTGGGGCCACTTCATTAAGTGATGCCGTGACTTCCAATGGTGTTAATATAAGTGACACGCATAAGCATAGCGGCGTAACAACCGGATCGGGCAGCACAGGCAATCCAGTATGAGAAATGACGCGGCAATAAACAAAGACAAAGGCTATTGGGATTTCGATATTGATGCTAATGGTCAAATTAATGCTACTGCATCATTTAATACTTCCATCTTGCGGTCTTTGTTAAGTGAACGGCGGGCATTGCCAGATGAAATGACTGACCCCAAACGCAGAAGGGGTTGGATTGGCAATGACAAATATGAAAACGGTTCTAAGATTTGGTTGTTGAGTCAATCGAGGCTCACTAGATCGAATATAAACAGGCTGGAAACTGAGGCTGAATCGGCCCTTCAATGGCTGGTTGACGATGGCTTGGCTGTTTTGGTTGAAGATGCCGTAGTGGTAGTTCAAGGCGGGAGAGTTTTTCTCACCGTCACCATTCGCTATAGTGATGACTCAGTTGAAAATATAACTTTGGCCTTGTGGGAAAATACAGGAAATAATTAAGATGGCGTTAAATCTTCCAAAGACAGCAGCAGAAGTCGTATTGAGATCGAAGGTTGATGTTCAAAGAGAGCTGCAACAATCTGATCCGTTCCTAAAAAACCATTGGCTTCTCGCCATTATTACTGCGAATGGCAACAGAGTTTTTGATTTCTATCTACAGCTTAAACAGGCCATGAAAGCATTGGTTCCTGATACTTCTTTCGGGGAGTGGCTCATTAGATGGGCTGCTATTTACGGGAAATCTCTATTGCCTGCGACTCAATCCACGGGAAACCTTGTGGCCACAGGTACAGCTACTTACTCCATCCCGTCTGGGACTGTTTGCGTTTTATCAACGGGAACATATACGTCAACCGCTGCCGGTACATTATCAACCAACTCAATTTCCATTGCGGGCCTTGTTAGATCAGGAACCACTGTTACAGCTACGACTACCAGTGACCACGGCTTAGGAAATAACGTTGAAGTGACCATTTCTGGGGCTGTAGAAACTGGCTATAACGTCACCAACACCCAGATCACTGTGACAGCAGCAAACACTTTCACTTATACCGTTGACGGTTCGCCCACATCCCCAGCAACAGGAACCATTCTGGCTGGTTATGTTTCGGTAACTATCCCGGTGAAATCCGATGCTTTTGGCGAGAGTCAGAACCTAAACTCAGGCGCGACATTGACATTGCAAAGCCCTCTTGCTGGAATATCAGATACGTTGGCAGTTGATTTCGGTGCCATTGGTGGCGGCACTGACGCTGAGACAGAAACATCACTTAGAACGCGAATGATTGACCGAATACAAAACCCAGTTTCACATTTTAATGAAGCAGCCATTGTTGATAAAGCTAAAGAAATTGCTGGCGTGACTCGCGTCTTTGTTGAGTCGGCTGGAACGATACTGGCAACAACCAGCGTCACATCAATTGTTCGGACAGGAAACGTTGCAACGGTAACAGCTACCGCACATGGCCTTGATTCTGGTATGGACGTGACTATTTCAGGAGCAGTAGAAACGGCTTATAACGGAACTTTCGTTGTGATCGTTGAGAGTGCGAGCGTGTTCCACTACATAGTTGCGGGAACGCCAACGACTCCGGCCACTGGAACTATTTTGGCAGATTCACAGGTTGCACTTGGCGTAGTGAATGTTTACTTCACAAGAGACAATGATGACAACCTGATTCCTACTGGTTCAGAAGTGAACGTGGTGGCAGCTAAGTTGTTGGAGATTCTCCCGGCTAACACTCAAACCACTGATTTGAACGTTGCTGCACCAACAGCAGTTCCAACTGATTTTGTCTTCTCTGATCTTACGCCCAACACTGCTGGAATGAGAACGGCTGTCACAGCCAATTTAAATCAATTTTTCAGAGAAAACACTATTGTTGGTTCTGACGTAGATCAGGACGCATACCGGGCAGCGATATTCAATTCTGTTGATATTGATACGGGTGTTGAGGTTCAAACATTTACGCTTTCTGCTCCATCGGCTGACATTACAGTTATTGCTGGTGAGATTGGCACATTGGGTAATATTACTTACTAAAGGTTTTTGCAATGAGTAGAGCGGATTTTGTAAAAGAAACCAGCGTCACTACAGGCATATTGTCGTATTCACTTGATGGTGCTGCCATTGGATTTCGGTCTTTTCTTGCTGGGGATGGTATTACAACTGGCGACACTGTTAGATATTCGGTTACTGACGGGGTTAATTTCGAGGTTTCTGAGGGTGTTATAACTGCTGGAAGCCCAGACAATTTAAGCCGTAACACCGTTATTGTGTCGAGTAATTCAAATGCGCCTGTTAATTGGACGGGCAAAACATTAACTATTGCACTTATATTAAGTGCGGAAGAAATGGATGCCTTTCTTTCCACGACTGACATCGGCGTGACCGTTCAGCCATACGATGCAACCACTGTCCTCGATGCTGATGTAACCTATGAATTGCTCAACAATAATGGAGATGTGGGGACTACAGCAGGCACTCTTGCCATAGGAGACCACCTACACACAGGCGTGTACGAACCCGCTGATGCCACTATTCTTAAAGACGCTGATATAGGTGTAACAGTACAGGGGTATACAGCAGTTCTTGCGGCAACTACAGCATCTTTCTTAACAGCAGATGAAACTAAACTAGATGGCATTGAGGCTCTTGCTGACGTTACTGATACAGCGAACGTCGCTGCTGCCGGTGCGTTGATGGACAGTGAAGTTGATGCTGACATCAAAACATTAGTGCTTCCAGCTAGTACAACGATAAGTACCTTCGGTGCAAGCCTAATAGATGATGCGGCTGCTGTTAATGCAAGGACTACTCTTGGGTTAACTATCGGTACAGACGTACAAGCATACGATGCAACTATCGTAAAAGACGCCGACATTGGCGTAACAGTTCAAGGCTATACAGCAGTGCTTGCAGCAACTACAGCATCATTTCTGATTGCCGATGAAACCAAGTTGGACGCAATAGAATCTCTTGCAGACGTTACTGACTCAACGAACGTAGCCGCTGCTGGCGCACTGATGGAGAGCGAAGTTGATGCTGACATCAAGACCTTATCGCTGCCAGCCAGTACAACCATCAGCACTTTCGGTGCAAGCCTTGTGGATGACGCTGCTACTGTTAACGCTAGGACTACTCTAGGGCTAGTTATTGGCACAGATGTTCAGGCTTACGACTCAACAATAGTAGTAGATGCCGATATTGGCGTAACGGTTCAAGGTTACGATGTTGATACAGCTAAACTAGATGTAGTCCAATCCTTCACAGCACAACAAACCTTTAAGGAGTATGCAGAGACGCAGTACAGCCTTACAGGTACAG